TGCCGCCCACGGTCTTGCCTGCGGCACCTGTGTCAGTGTCACCCATGTAAAGAGTAAACTGAACCTGGGTCTTGTCCTTGCTCAAGCCAAAGATACCTTTGCCTGCGGCACTCACAGCATTGGCTGAGGCATTGCCGAAGAACGCAGTCTGATCAAGAACTAGGTTCATGTCCAGGCTGTTGGTAGAAGTGGTTGCAATTTGCAGTTTGGAACTTTCGTCCAATTGCGTCCAGGTGAATACATCATTTGAGTTGTTGATGGTGATGTCTTGTAGTGATGGAACACTCAAGTTACTTGTGGTATTTGCACTAGCGATCAAGGTCAAGATCACTTCAGCGTTGGCATTGCCTGGTGCGGGATAGATATAAGCCATTTTGCTTTTTCCTTATTATGAATTTACAATCAGCTGTCTAAAGCTGAAATCAAACTGTGTTACCTGGGCATCACCTACGAACTCAGTTGACACTTGAGTTGCTCGTTGTGTTACACCGACAATGTCGGTGTCAAGTCTGGCATTCTGAAATGTTGAGACCATGGTAGCATAGTTTGAGGGTTGGTTTTTGGCATCAGTAGTGATAAAGGTGCGAACAGTTGTGATTTCATTCACAATGCCCACACCATTAAGCACATCGATGAGAGGTTCTTGTGCAATTTGATCAGAATCAACATAGATGTATTTGAAGTTCTTCAAGTATAATGGATCACCTGAGCTGTCCCAGGGCAGTTCCTGTGTCAATGTGTAACCACTGACCTTGTTGGCCTTGAAGTAATCAAGTATCTGTGTTCTCATCTTACTCTCCTAAGATTCCACACACCCGGCTGTTTGTCAGCAGAGTCTATCACAGCACTGTTATCAAAGTTATACCAATCGCCTGCAGTGATTAGTTCACCAAACAACAGATCATATTTCTGTTGATAGTAAGCCATCTTGCGACGCTCTGCTGAGTCTTCATTGGAGAAGTCAGCAACATAGGGAAGAATGTAGTTATAAAATGCATAGTAGCAACACAGGTCTGTGAAGTCGTCTTCGCGGGCTTGAATCAGGGTGGGATCCAGGGGCGGGACATCAGCCACAGTGTTGATCTGGATAGCAGACGCACCTGTGTTACGGGCAATAAAATAACTTCTCCACCATGAGGTAGATCTCAACAGTTCTAGTATTCTAGCAGTAGAGCGGATCAGTTGATCCTGAATGTAATTTGCGTCAAGGCCTTCATTTTGTTCAAACAATCGTGCGTCCAAAGCATCAAGGTCTTCGCTGGTGGCGAAGCTCAATACTGTGCCGCTAAATGAGATGAAAGCCATGATGTCAAGAGCCGATCAAGGGTTGATGCTAGAGTCGAACTTCAAGTGACGACCATAGCCGTCTTGCAATTCGCCAACACCATAATAAGCACTGCAAACAATGTCATCACCCAGGAAGGCAGCACGACGCTGTGTCTCAATTGCGATATCGCCAATCATGCCAAGTCCCAAAGCATCACGCTGGAACACAGCACCAGCATAATCGCCAGCTGTGCCAGTGTCAACAATGTTTGATGTTTCATAAACAGGAATACCTGCCAACATGCCAACAAAGCCTGTTCTCATTGCTTCATTTGCGTTTTCACCGTAGGCACCCATTGTGAATGGAGTGTTACCTGAAGTTGTTAATGCTGCCTTCAAGTCATAAGCAATTTCTGGATGCAACACGCAGACCATGCCTTCTGTTGGAACAGCGGCAGCTTTTAGTGTGGCAACTGCTTTGAAGATGTCGGCAGCTGTGATAACTTGTGTGAAGTTGCCATAACCTGCGGCAAAACTTCCAAACAATGCACACAGGTCCTGGTCCATCTTTCTGGCCACGGCCTCTCCAAAAAGTCTTCCTAGGTCAGCAACCACATTACTTGCCGCTGATGTGCGAGCCAAGTCTGTTAGCAATGTGCGGATAGCAACAGGAGTAATTGTGAGTTGTGCTGTGTTGGTTGACACTGCTGTGTTTGTTACTTCATTACCTTCTGTAACTGCGGCTGCAGTCTGGATTGGATAAATCGGCACATTTACATGGGTTCCCTGAGCAGGAGCCAAGGTGTAGTTTTTTACCAAGCCACGCATGATTGATCGCTCTGATGCGACAAACATGGCTTCTTGGATGATCTCGGGTAAGAGGTCGTTTAGTGTTGTTGTGGTTGAACCGGCCATAATATATTTTCCTTAAATTTTAGGCTAGACCGCTGGCTTTGCGATATTGTGCATATAGCTTGCGGTCTTCTGGACTTTTCATATCCAGTTTGGTGATATCGACCTTGTTGCTTGTGCCTCCTCTACCCACATTTGACTGTGTGTTTGTGGTAGCAGGTGCGGCTGAAACAAAATGCGGATTCGAATCTAAAAATTCCCGCACTAGGTCATCAACTGCAAGTGGTGCTCCAGAGTCCGTGTAACGAACAGCACCTTTGGCATCAACAATCTCTACATCACCTTCTGAGTTGAGTCTAAGGTTGGGCTGTAGTAAACTACGCACTTGATCAGGATTGACGGCACGATACTTTGCGGCAGCATTCAACACCGGAGTGTTGACCTTATACTCTTTGATGATTAAATCTCTTTTGGAGATCTCAGCATCTTTTTTAGCAGCCATGTCTTGCAGGGTCTTTTCAAATTCACCACGCTTGAGTTGTTGTTCCTGAGCTCGCTTTTCAGCCTCAGTCTTTAACACACGCAGTTGATCTGGATCACCTAGGTCTTCATAGGGTTTTAACAATTTCTTTTCCAATGACCCCTTCATGCGGGCCATCATGTTGTCTACCTCTTGTTGACTGTAAGTCTTGGTTGCCGTAGCCTGATTTTCAGATGTGTCTGCGGCACCAGTTGCCTCATTTGCCAATGTATTGTCTGACATCGTTGCATCGCCTTTTCATAAAAGTTAGTAGTATATTTATAGATTATACAAAATCTCGGGTATTACTTGTAGGGTCTTGGCGGTTTTGGACGCTTCTTATTCTTTTCTGTTCGCATGCCGCGGGCTGGTAAGGGTCTTGTCATGATTTCTCCAATTGATTAAGGATACTCCTGGACCAGGCCAATCCTGCGGGTCCACCCCACAATAGATAGGCCTGTGTGCCTGGAGTTTCAGAACCGGGTTTGTAATACACCCGGGCTCTGCTGAGGAAACTGAATGTTCTGCGAACAGTGTCTAGACTAACTGGTTCACGGTTGGCAAATTGATTTGCACGGGCTAGGCCCACTGCTGTGCCGCCACGACTGCTACGAGGTTGCTGTGCTCGCATGGCCAGGCCACGACGGGCAGCCGCTGCCATTTGCTCTGTGGCACGGTATGTGGCCATTAGAGCTTTTCACCTGGGGGTGGTCTGTAGCCTGATCTATAGGCAGCTTGCCCTTGACGGGTGGCCCGTTCTTTGGCATCAGCACCTGTGTAGATCTTGCCTGTTGTGCCCCAGCGGTAACCAGTTTTGCCATTGGGTCCAGGAACTCTCTGAACAGGCATTATGAGTCCTCCCGCATGTGTTCGATCTCTTCTTCAATAACACCTTCCCAGGCTCTGCACCACCAGGTGGCGTTGACAGTTTCATCCCACTTGGAGCAACCAGCTCTGATTGGATCAAAGTATGAGCAGTTGGCACAGTTCTCTCCTGCGGGCACACCTGGTGTGTTAGCAGGAACATAGGCATTGGGCAAGCCATCTGTGTTGGTCAAATACTTTGCTGGCTCTTCTTTGCCCAGCAGTTCCAAGATCTCATAATCAATCACCTTGAACACGCCAGGATCAGTGGCAGTCTCTTTGGCAATCCTTAGAGTCTGCATGTTGTTCTCTACATCACGAATGTTGAAGCTGCCTGGATACTCCACATGACCTGTCCACTCAGAGCCCATGTAGTTGGCAAATATGCTCCAGATTTGTTCTTCCGCAAGTTCTAGATTGTCTGCCTTGGCACTGAGTCGTGCATTCAGCAATTGGAATTCTGTTTGCATGGCCACACCTGAAAGTGTTCTTGACTCAGTAGCACGAATGGCACCGGTGTTGGACATCTTGTCTATGACCTCAACTAGGTTTTGTTTCACATCTAACATGGCTGAAAGTTCAGCACCATTGTAGTCCAGGATATAGGGTTTTAATCCTGGATCTAAATTGTCGGGCATTTGTATGATTGAGCCTGCACCAATGCCTGCTTGTGTCTCAGGTGTTTTCACAAGTGAGGGGTGGCTGTCAATGCGAATTGATTGTTCTATTTCTGAGTTGATGTTGTATAACATTCGTTGTGTGTCAGCAATGTCTGTAATATCACTCACACCAATACTGCGAACATTTGATCTCAAGTTGTAGGCACAGATGGCAGGAATGTAACCTAGACCATTTGCTTCAGTAACATCGCTTGTGATGGCTTTTTTCTTGTTGTCAATTGAAATAGTTTGTATGGTGTCCGGTGTCCAGATCTTGATTGTTTGACCTGAGTCTGTGAACTCTTCAATGTATTTGAGATACACCAATTCATAAACACCTGTGCGTGATCTTTTCCATTCCCAATCAGTAACAGCAAGTGGAGTCATTAGGTTTAGGTAAGGACGCACACCCAGGGCCTGTTCATCAGCCAGGGTAATGGCACCTGTGTTGGGTTTGGCCACAAGTATCCAACAAGCACCAAACACACTGGCCCATGTGGCCACATCTTTCATAAAGCTGTTCATGCTACGACCATCAAGGTCAGCATCCTGTAGAAAGCTCAACACTTCAGGTGAATTGCTGAGTGTGCCAAACTCACGATCAGGTTCTTCTCTAAACAAGAATGAATTATACACCTGTATGGTCGAGGCACAGTGATTGTCTAGTGGTGTTGAATAAAGTCTGGCTTGATACTCTGCGGCTGTCTCCAGCTGATATCTTGTGAGGTAGGCACCTTCACGATACTCTTGCCCGCCCATGTAGCTCTGATAAAGATACTGCCAGGTGGTTCTGAAACGATTGTATTCTACATTGGCACTGAGTGCTTCTGAGATCTGTTCGTCTATTGTTTGATTTACGCTCATGCTTTTGCTCCAATTGAGTGACCCCAACGCTGTGGTGCCTGGGGTTCTATGTTGCGGCGAACAGGCCACACATAGTCGAAATAATATCTGGCTGCATCTGTAAGGTGATCGTAGCCGCTGTCTTTGTCTGGCTGTGAGGTGCCAGGTTTGTAGTTGTGTCGTTCAAGACACTCTATGAGTCTTCTGCACCGTGGATCCACAAAGAATCTTTGTTCGCCAAGGCTGTTGCACAACATACTATTTACAGCATTCACTCCGTCCTTGATGGCATTGTGTGCTCTAGGTGCTAGGACCTTGAAGCCTGCGTTACGCAAGATGCTGTGGTCTGTAACACCCGTGGCAGCCTTGGTTGAACCTGCTGAACCTGCTGGGTCTGGATACACAGTGATTCGTTCTGCACGATGTTTGTTATACCGTGAACGGATTTCTTGAACCAGTTCTTGTGTGTTAGAGCCGTATATTTCAATTTCGTCGATTGCCCACACATGATTACCACTCCTTGCAAATACCACTGCTGAGATGGGATTCAAGTTGAAGTCACAACCTATTTCAATGGCTGAAGGTATTTCACCTGACCATGGTTGAACATTCTTGAGTCTATCAAACGCATACCATACGCGATTGCCTGCAGTGACAAATGTGGCTTCAAACTCCTGCTGAAATGTTCTTGCATCCAGTAGTTTACGAGCTTGATCTATTTCTAGTTCATCAACATTGCCACCTTGCAGTGTGGTGTATTGAAAACTGCTCCATGTGTCAGGATCCTCTTGAGGCATCTGATACAGATCATATGACCAATTGCTCATGCCTCGTGGTGTGCCAATGAACAAGGCCCGGCCTTGTTTGTCAGCTAATGTGGGTCGTAGCACTTCATAAAATGCTTCAGGACCAATGTCCGCAAACTCGTCCATCACAAGAAAGTCTAGGCCAACACCACGCAGGCTGTCTGCATTGTCAGCACCTTTTAAACTGATCCTGGATCCATTCTTGAGATCAATGCTGAGTTCACTTTCATTCACACGCTCACACCAGTTTAGGTCTTGTAGTTTGTATTTGAGTTTACGCCACACAATCTGTTTGGCCTGGCGATATGTGGGAGCAACAAACCAAACTTCTCGTCTGGGTTCCGCTGCCTCTTTACACAGTTCTCTAATGGCCAGGTGTGTCTTGCCAAAGCGTCGTCCACATATGGCAACTCTGAATCTTGTGGGACTCTGAGCAATTGTTCTTTGTGCCGCACTTAGAGGCATCAGTCGTCTGTCCAGGGCAAGGCACGACCATCATCAGGTTTGGAATCTTGTGGGCGGCCAACTATGCGATCAAACACTGAGGCAAATGCCTGTGCATCACCTTCTCTACGAGCCCGCATCAACACAGCCCAGGCCGCATTGTGTAGTTCACTGGCCCACTGTGCTTGATACTCATTAATGGTCTGTCGCATGACTTCACGCATGGCTTTCTTTTCACGACGCTTCTTCATGTGTGCTTCACGCTGTTCAGGCGTGAGGGTCTTGAGAAAGTCAGCATAAGGTGCTGTGCCTGGCTTCCAGATCTGTGGTAGATTCTTGTTTGCAGCCATTGTTAAATTTCGTTGTTGGCTTCTAAGATATCTGCCACCATACGCGGTGTGAGCACTAGAACGGAATCCCAGCCTTCATGCAGGGGATCAGGTTCAGTCACAGGTGTTCTAGCCATGAAGCTCTTGCACATGGCCACAAGTTCACCTGGGGAGAGTAATTTTGAGTCAGTCATTGCAATTATTTAGCAATGACGGATTTTTTTCTCTTTGTTATGAGTGGTTTCAGGGAATTCCAAACGGATAGCTTCCAGCACAGTTTCCAAGGCCTGTTCACGACCTTGTGATTTGATCATGCGTTGCAGGATTGATTGTATGCGAAGTCGTTCCAAGAGTGTGTGTATGCGTATGTTACTCATTTGATATAACCTAGGGTTTGACCATGTGTGTTTGTGATGCGTGTTCTGCCTTGTGCGGCACCACACCATGTGGGAAAGTTTTGTTGGCTATAGCCTGCGGGCTTGAGGCGACTGCCATCCAGCTTGGAGAACTCCTGTGACTGACAAGGATCGCGGCTGTCATAGTAGTTGGCCAGGAACGAGGGAGGTGTTGCACAACCTGTTAGAAGTAAGCATAGGGCAAGGTATTTCATTCTGCTATCTTTCTTGGGCGACCACGGGGCTTGCCACTAGGAGTTAAACTGGGAGTTAATGATTTTGCTTTGGGTGGTGGTGCATTAGGGTCAGGTTCAGGCACAGCATCCACAAGATCAAAGAACTCATTCACATCGTCTTCGTTGTTGGGATCTTTGCCCATGAGTTTGCACCACTTCAAGTGAATGCGTTCGCGTTCATCTAGGTCTAGCAATCGGTAGACACTCCAGGTGGGTAATTTCATTCTGCTGTCTCCACTACTTTCATGATGTTTATGGTGTAACCTGCTTCATCGTATGGTGTGAGTTTGTCAACAAACTGCATCATGTCATCAGTAACAGTTTGCAAAACAACAGCATGAGTTTTGGGATGATACACTGTGATTAAAACTATCATTTGAGATTCTCCATTTGGTTATAGATGCGTTGCAACAGGGCCTGCTGGGCACACTTCCACACAGCCGCATTGGGATTGGGATTGTCACTGTCCAGGCGTGTCATTTGTGCAATGCGTTCTAGGTCGCCTAGCACAGCTTGACCATTGTCAGTGCTGAATAGTGCTCGATAATCTGCTTTCATTTGGAAATACCTTTGCGAAGTTGATGTTTAAGTTTGAGTCCGGCACTGATCTTTGCACGGTGCTCTTGTGTGAATGTTTTGCCTTTGAGTCTGGCACTCATCTCAGCACGCCTGGCCTCATTGTGTTGCCAGGCTAGCAGGGCGTTTTTGGACCTTTGTTTTGCCAGTTCTGGATTGTTCGCAAAACTATTGCGGACAGCCTGAGAGATTTTGGCAGCTAACTCTGGTGGCGTATGCCAAAGACCTCGGCGGGCAGTTCGGGATCGGGCAGTGTTTACAGGTGCCACAGGCACTTCTGACACCATGGCATCCAACCAAGAATTGTCTTGATCATCGTATGTCATTTTGGTTCCTTTGGTATGTAATAGACTTCAGTAGGGCGTGTTTTGAGCCACTTGCCAATCTTGCAATTCACATCTCTAACACCTTGTGCATACAACCAATTGTGAAAAAGTATTCTGGATGCAAACACTCCCACAGGAGTCATCATAGCACGAGTCTTGCCAGCAGTGACCCGGGCACCATGTCCAGGTGCCTTAGGGCGACCTTTTAGGGTGGCACTGGTTTTGGCACGGGTCTCTGCTGAAATGGTTTTGCCTAGATTGGCCTGCCTGAGTTTCTCGCGAGTGTGTGCTTTGACAATACGGCCTGTGTTGTTGGCTCTAACCTTGGCACCATGACTAGGAGGCATAACACGACCTCTACTGGCGGCACCAATTTTGGCACAAGTTTCTGCAGACAAGGTCTTGCCCAAGTTCATTTGCCTAAGTCTCTCACGCATCTCTGCACCCCAGGTCCATTTGGCACTTGAACTAGTGCTCACTTGCTTGGTAGACTTGGTATTGACAGGCTCTGCTGTGACCTGTGCGTCCAACCACGAATTGTCGGTATCATGATCGTATGTCATTGCTTACACCTTCAAGAAAGGTTGGCAGTTGGCTTGCCAGTCTGTGGGGTCTGCGTTGATCTCTGCCGCAATCTTCTGGGGCAAACGCAGGTCTAGTGTGTTGATGTCGTCCAAGTTCTCCAACAAATACTTGAGCAACGCCAACTTGTGATCTGATGTCAACGCAGTGCGTGGGTCTTTGGCCAGATAATCATGATTCACAACCATGTTGAACACCTGTGCGAACTTGCGTTCGCGTGTGTGCCAGCCCATGGGCCAATTGGTAGTGCGACTGTAGATAGCCGCCATGTGCTGACTGCGACGACCTTGTGTGCTCTTGCTCATTGTGATATTGGAACAAATGATAAGTGTGCCGTTGTAAACATAGTCAGTGACTACTGTGCCATTGATAATGGGCTGACGACTGCTCTCGTAGCTCACACGACGATTGTCAGGGTCAGTAGCGGCTTTGACAAAGCTCAAGCCCATCTCGTGTTGAAACACATCATCACAGTCGTCCAGCACCACAATCTGGCCCTTGCGACGATACAAATACAACAAGGTAAACAATTGCAGTGGAGTCACATGACCTTTAACAATCTTGTAGTCTTCACCTTCTGTCTTGCCTGCGGCTTGCAGTGCCTGTGCTACCACAAAGCTCTTGCCCAGGCCAGGAGGGCCCTGGAGAATAGCATTCTTGTGTGTGCCGCGAAGCACTTTGGCCACGAACTTCTCTGTGCGTGTTTGGTAGGCTTGCACATCTGCAATCTGCTCTACCAGGGCGGGAGTAAAAATAGGGTCTGAAATGATCTCTGAGTAGTGATCAATGGTGTCGTTTAATACTGACATTTGGAGTCCTTTAGGTTAAGTTAAGTTTTTTATGACCTGCTTTTTGCAGTTCATGTTAGTATTGTAACACAAACTGCTTTTGTGGTCAACCTTTTAGTGGCGGGCACCACGCATGCATGAGTCTGTAAAACCGGCTGTTTTGCCCAGTAACTCACTGCCCAATAACACCGTGAGCACCACTTTGCTAGACTGGGCTATGACCAAAACTACAGGAGTGCTGGCATCGCGACTGGCCCAAAATTCGCAGATCTGACCATTGTAAAACTCGGTCTTAGATTTAAAAAATGCTGATGAGATGTTCACATCGTCCTTTGTAGTAACAGAAATTTTTAAACGCTGTTGCATACGCTCTGCGGCGTGAAAGCTAAACAATACTTTTTGCATATAAGTGCCCTGTTAAGTTAAGTTAAGTTAAGTTCTTATGGGCTGTTTTTTGATCCCATACAAGTATTATAGCAAAAGGCGATTTTTAGGTCAACCTTTTTGTTGTTGTAAAAAAGCCACAAAAAAGCCCCGTTTTAAGGGGCTTTTGGCACTGCTAGTTTTAGGCAATGTCATAGTTCTGTCGTATGCTGTAGTCAGCATCATCCAAACCATTACGCATGTCCTTTGCCATGTCGCGGATGCTAGCTCGATCACTACACCAAATCTGACGACATGAGTAAGTGGGTCTGCCGTTCTTTGCAGTAAACTCCTCATCAATCTCGTGGAAATTGATCACATAAGCACGATCACCCTCCTTACCAAATAACTGGGTATGCTGATAGGTATTGGTTTGGACCAGATACTCAGCAATGTTATCAGATGGTGGGTTATGAAGCCAATCACGGGTGCAAATACGATGTAGCAAAACATCTTTGGGGTTCTTAGTTTTGCCCAAATCAGTAGTAAAATACACGAATTCTGGCTTACCAATGCGTGTATGACGAATAGCCAAAATGTCTACTTCTAGAGTAGGCATCGTCCGTGGACCTGCGGCTTTAAGTGCGTCGATCTCTGCTTTACGCTGTTTGGCCTGTCCCATATCAGATACCTCCTGAACGAGCCAGCAGGGCTACCAGCAAAGCACTGGGAGTGGCACCGGGCAATTGATCACGGGCTACGCCGCGGCTTTGAGCAATGCGACCGCTCATTGAGCGATAGTCGCGGCTGAGTTTCCATAGTTTTGACATATAATAGTCCCTTATGTTATGAACCAAATTGCGAAGTGCTTTTTTAAGTTCATAGTGTATTGTAGCAGATCACGAATATTAGGTCAACCTTTTGTTGTTGCGTTTTTACAACACTCTCACAGCCACAGGCTGATAGTTGCCACCATGAACATGGCCAATGTATTCATATGGGATCTGTTGCTCTTGCCAGGCTCTAAACTCATGTTGTGCCCAGTTGGGATAGTTCCAGTATTCATCAAACACAATGATGGTGCCTGATTGTATTCTTGTGCGTAGGTGCTCAAACACATCACAAGTGGCCTGATACAGATCACAGTCAATATGGATCAGGCTGGCCGAGCCAGGGTGTTGTTGGAGCCAGCCAGGCAAGGTCTGGTCAAAGCGTCCTATCACCAGTTCAACTGTGGCAGGCACTTGTGGTGGTGCCTGTGCAAAGGTGCCTGCTGGCATACCATTCCAGTCTTCATAGATGCCTTCAAAGCCATCAAAGCCTGCGATGTCGCGAGTGGGAAACATTTCAGCCCAGTGTCTAATGCTACGGCCTGTGGCCACACCAAACTCCAAGATCAAACCTGTTGGTGGCACTTGCTGGGCCACTGCTTGGTGTAGTCGCAAGTCGCTGGCATAACTGGGCACTCCGGCAAAATGCTGGTCATGGTAGGCCAAGGCATCTTGTGTGCGTTGCGGTCTGGGTGCGTTGCGATAACGCCAGGCTTGTTTGATGTCGTCTAACAGGTAGTTCATGTCACACTCCAGGTTGTTTGTTCCAAGCACCTAGATCACGGCACTCACGCACCAACCATGAGTCATCAAGTTCTAGGCTACGGCGTGCCAGTCGCAGGGCAGTGGCCTCGTCCATGGCCTCTACTTCTATGGGTTCTGTCATGGGCCACTTGAAATCAGCACCTGGTGCGGGCTTTTGGTGGAATCTAACGGTAAAAACATGAGCCATACGGGGCATAGTGATCTCCTACTGGGCTGTGTATTTTGCGAAGTGCTTTTTACATCCCATACAAGTATTATAGCAAATCGCGAATTATAGGTCAACCTGTTTTTTGTCGTATAAAAACAACAGATTTTGCGGGTTGCTCTTGGTAGAATCTGTCTTAGTTCCAAATACCGCGTTTTTTTCGCCTCGAGCGGTGCGTGTAGAGGCGGTTTTTGTGGGTCAAAATCCCGGAGGTGGAGATCTTGTGTGGTTTATAGCAATCACAGGTCATTGACTATGATTGCGTAAAATACAGGCTTGTTTTGACGGCTTTTCTTATGTTCAGTAATTTATTGTTGATATCTTTACGAAGTTTTTCCTGTTTCATCACATGACTTTTCAATTGGCCTTTCAACTGCTTGATTTCTGTTGCAGACCATTCAGCACTGTGTAAGAGTTTTTTGTATTTTTTGTAATAGGCTTCATACAAATAAGTTGTGCGATCATGCATGTTATGATTGGGAGAATTACTCAATAGGTTGTTGCATTCCTTACAGGCAGGCACTGTGCCCATCATTGAACAGGATCCAGAATATGATTTTGGGATCACATGATCGCGATCAGTAGCGTAGTCAAATTCACAATAGGAACAATATGTCATTGCGTTCTTTCATAATAGTTTTTTTAAGGTTTAGAGTCTGGGACCCACCGCGATCTTGAGAGTTCAGGATGTTTCAGCAACAACCAGATCCATGACTCTTCTGTGATGTAGAATATTAGTGTATCAGAGTTCATGTCCCAGACATCTCGGTGTATGCTGGCAGCAATCAACGCCATGAAAGGTTCAGCACCCATTTCATTGATGGCCTGTCTTGTGAACACCACACTCATGGGAGTATCAGTCATTTCATTCTTTCATGTATGAAGTCTGCGTAGTCTGGATCTATTTCGGTGCCAATAGCTTCGCATCCAAACTCTTTCTCTGCTACCCATAAGGTAGTGCCTGTGCCAGCAAAGGGATCATACACCCGGTGTGTGTGTGTGGCTCCTGCTACTCGCAAACAATGACGCACAAGTTCTCGTGGGAATATGGCCGGATGCTTTTTGTCGCCTTTGAGTTCTTGACTTCGATTGCCGCCAAACGATCCACAGGTTTCATAAGGAATATGCCAGTTGTTCACAGTAGGTCTCCAGTTCCTGCCAGTACGGCGTTCATTGTCTGCTGCCCAGGCTGGTTGATACGGAACTGAACTGGCAGCAATGTCTATTTCTGTTTGGCCTGACTCTGTAAAGTGAAACACCATTTCATGCCCGTTTGGCAAATACTTCTTGCTGGCTGTGACCACTCCATGACCTCTTACATGGCCATCTATCTCAATACATTTTGACCATACAATACTGTTTTGTATAGTCCAGGACACTGAATCAGCCACACGGTAAGGCAGCAATGGATCTCGTCGTGTGGGAGATATGTTTAGGAACAAGTGTCCAGTGGGTCGTAGTATTCTACAGGCTTCTGACCATATTTGTTGTTGCCACGCAAGATACTGCTGGGCAGTCATCTTGTCGCCATAGGTGTTGTAGTTTAGACCAATGTTGTAGGGTGGGCTTGACACAATGATGTCTATAGAGTCATCAGGTTGTGTGGCCATCCAGGCCAAGCAGTCTTGTTGGTGTAGTTGATAGGTCATATTTCAAATAATGCGTTAAAGGTTGTGTGTTTTGATAATCGCTGTTGTGCCATTGCCACATACTTGGGATCTATTTCACACCCCGAAGCTGTTCTTCCAAGTCGTTGTGCCACTGCCAGGGTAGTGCCAGATCCCGCAAAAGGATCAAACACCTGATCACCGGGCAGTGTGGTCAGCCGGATACAATTCTCTACCAGTTGTTCTGGGAATGGTGCTGGGTGAGCATTGTTCTTCGCAGGTGGTATTGCCCACACATCCGAACGATAGTCTGTGCTCACTTGTTGTTTGTAAACCTGTGGTTTGTCTTTGCACAACCAGTAGATTCTTTCTGTGGTGTTGAACAAGTAGCGTTCATCCATGGCCATTGTGCTTTTGCGATGCCAAACTATTTCTTGATAGAACTGGGCTTGTGTTTTGCTCAACCAGGTCATGGGATGATAACCTCTACGAGCCCAGTTGCGTATCTTATGTTGATAGAATATGCTACCTGTGGGTCTTATCACACGATGGCATTGATCTACAATTTCTACTTGCCAGGCTTGGTATTCCAGTTCAGGCAAGTTGTCATCATACTGATCATAATCAATGTTGCTGCCTGACCATATGTTGGTGCTGGTTTTGACTCCATCACGCACACCTTTCTTGTTGTAGGGCGGCGAGAATATGATGGTGTCTATGCTGTCCGACGGCAGCGTTCTCAAATACTCCAAACAATCCAGTTGATGTATCATACCTGGGGCTTTCGTTTGTGTTTGGGACCTGTTTGTCCTCTTGCAAACTTCACAACCCATGATCTACGCACATGTTCATGTCTGGGCACAATGTCCACATTGTCTCGGCTCCAGGGTAGGTCATAATCTGTTCGAGTCATGCACAGCTCTTCACTGGCACGACCTCTATGTGCCCAGTCTGTGCCCCAGATCTCCACAAAGTCTTCAAATGGCATGTCCCAGCCCTCTTTGCGGAAATTGGCCTGTGCCTTTTGTCGTAGCCATTGTGTGTATTGTTCATGTCTTAAAGGATCAGTGCCTGATTTCCACACATGTGGTCTAAGTCCTGTGCCTTTGCCGGCTCTTGGGTTTGGTTGTTTTGTTTCGATGGTCATTCTATTGATTCTCCATTTTTGTAAGTATTGATATTTTGTGTGTCAGGGCACTTAACCATGCCCATTGCTTGTCAGTTATAGGTTGATCAAGATCACAAGCAACCAGCATGTTGATTAGAAACTGTTGCTCACTCTCATTGAAAAAGGTTCTGTATTCACGCACCATAAGATGTAGCTGATTGGGGTCAAATGCTGATTTTATACGCACTTTTGCTCTCCTTTTGGACTTGTAAGACAATAGGGTATAGTTGTGTGTTGTAATGAAGTCAGTTCAAAATTAACTCTAAATCCAGTTCTCTCCAGGATTCTCTGACTCAAAGAGGTCTGATCTATCTCATGTTTGCAACTCCAACCATCGTGCTCCAAGAAATGTCTATTATCACACTCACAAAGAAACTCACGAACCTCATTGAGAACTTGTCTCTCAAGATCAAAGTAAACACCCCACTTCTGACGACTTGATATAGGAATCATTCGTTCTTGACCCGTGGCTTGTGTTCTACTTCGTCTTGGCATAGTGGGCTTGATGTAATCCCAACAGGTCTTGATGTCAGCCCTTAGGCAAGTCAAATACTCGTGTTGTTGTAGGAACCGAATACGAGCACAGTCACCATCAAGCAATCGATATATCTCAGTTGTGGGATTGGTGCTGAGTTTGGCACCTGCTAATAACGCATTGATTAGTCGTTTGATCACTTCTGGAGAGACATCTGCTGCCTGTGCTATCTCCGCACGAATGCGTGTTCTGTCGGTAATGTATTCACGCAAGGCAAATAGATACAAGTCCATGGGACCTTGTTGCCATTTTTGATTGATCACCATTTCTGGTATGCGTTGGCTGTGTTGATGTATTAGGTTAAAAGCACAGCATTCAATGTCATAGTGAAATCCATAACCTGCTGATTCTAACACCTGTGTCTTGACATCTCTACGGAAGTTCTGTAAGGGATGCCAAAGACGCCGACTTTGATCATTGTAAGCAAACTCACCTGAATCAAGTTCAGTATGGTATTCCTGTTGTGCTACTTGTAAGACAATAGGGTATAGTTGTGTGTTGTCTTGATCAAGCTGTGCCAAAAGGAAATTCACACCTGCTGTGTTTAACAAATACTCTTTGCATTTGCCAGTGTCTTTGTTCCAGTGATCATCAGTTACAATCAACAGTTGTTGTCTGAGATATCTACTTAAAGGATTGCTTTGCACACCAAACCACCGGTCTATGTAACGAGTTGACCACGCATTGGGTTTGTTTGTGCTGATTACGCCTGAGGCAAAGCCAATGGCTCGTTGTATGCGTCGTTGCACTCTGGGGTCAGAGAAGTTGGGTTGATAACTCATTCATCATCCCCAAACAAATTGTTGTAGTTGGTAGGTGGCGGCAGTTCTCGTTCAGGAACCATGTCAATCTGGTTGCCAGTGCCAGCAAACAATCTATTCCAGCGACCCAGCATGCCTGATGGGATGTCATGACCTTTTTGCATCTGATTACTCATGTCCTCAATGATGTCCAGGGCTGAATAGTAGCCGCCAGTTTCTTTTCTTCGGAAGTTGGGCAGTGGTGCTTTGATGGCAGCCGTAGACTCCTGATCCGCCAGTGCTAGATTGTTCAGTTCCTGTAGACACCTGTCAATGTGTTGTTGAGTGCGAGATCTCTCTCGTGGTGATTGTTTAAAATACTCTGTTGAAAATTTACGCCCGTTAATGGGATCCATTTTGCGGCGTGAGGTATAACCAAATTTTGCCATTTCCGTCTCCTTGTTCAGTAGTATTTAGTATAGCACAAGAGTCATTATATATAAAGAGAACTGGAGAGATTGCCCAAAAAAATCCCCCAGACACAACTGAGGGATTTTAGGGGTTTGAGTTTTTAGGAAACTTCTTCTTTTGTGGTCGTTACAAAGGATGCGGGGCAGACATGAGCATGACTTAAAGGACTAGAAATGGCGGTATCTAAGATGAAAACATGCACCTCCCTGATTGCTCAGGGTCTTGAACAGGAATTTCTGCCCCACGATATTATTTATGTAGGGTGTTTAAAAATGCCTTTTTTAAGTGCTTAAATATGGTGTATGAACCCTGATGAATATCGTAAACGCATTGAAGCCTTGGCTGATGTGTCATGGAGACTGCCTGACCAACCTGCTGCCACAGGCAGAGCCTATAGACATCTAGCTGACCATGGACCTGGTGCCACCATTGATCAACTGCACCTAACTGCTGTTAAATGTGAGGATTGTAGCATTATCTGTATGCAACGGCCTAGAAGACACTTTCAAAAGAGATCACATGGCTGGATAGAACGCTGTCAGGAATGTAGATTGTGGAGAAATGAACAGGGCACCTGGGGCGACTTGCCCTACAAGAAAATTGGCAGACCTAGCCGAACAAGCGACTTGCCGCCCAACCCAGACTGCTTAGAAGCACACCAATCACTGCCCATTGAGCACGATGCCAATGATTCATGGAGTTATCCTGTTGACGATCAAGATCACGAGCAAGACCTTTAATCATAGTTTTGAGTTCGTCCATGTCCTGTGTCATGTGATCCAGTCGATCATTTAGAGCCTGATATCTCAATTCACAAATGCTA